CCTGATGGCCGCCGTCATTTCTGATGGTGATGGTTTGCGCTGATGGTCAATCATCCCATCCGGTGTGAGCGTTGTTTCCGTCACATCAATATCACCCATCGCAATGCGGCAAAGTTGCTCCTCTAATTCTAAGGTGGTTTTAAGCCCGTTTTTTGCCTTTTGTATTGTTTCTAAGGTGATAGTACTATTGAGAGCCGTTTCGCGAATTTTGGCACGTTTCTGTAGCTCTGCGAGTGCTTTTGACTTTAGTCGATAGAAAGTGCGTGGATTTAATGACAGCTCCTGACAAATGACAGCATCGGTGTACTTAGTGTTTAGTAGCTGCTTTTCGAGCTCGTCCGCGACTTGTAGTATCTTTAGTTGTGTTTTGCTCCTTTCCATATTCCTCCAGTTTTATATCGTATTGTGTGTATGCATATCTTATCATCTCAGCAACATCAGCCTGACAATGGAGGCAGCAAAGGTAACCCGGATTGAACTCCTCACGAATTACGTTGACAAACTGCTGTCTGATGTCATTGGTTAGGTTTTGAATAAACCCGGCTTTTGTCAGCGTGATGTAGTGACCGCGTTGACTATCCAAAAATTCCATGTTTTTCTCCTGCATAAATATCAGCTCTTTGGTTATTAATCTTTTTAAAATTGTATTGTGACTCGCAATACTCAGTCAAGTTTTTTGCGTATAAAACTCGACTAATCTCTATATCAGTTAGCATCTTTATGCCTGTGTACCAGTCCGATTGTTTCTTTGCATAGTACACGCAATTGTCAGGGAAATCGAGATAGGGATCAACATGGCTGACAATCACCGGGATGCCTGCCGCCGCCGCCTCCAATATTTTGAGGTTTGATTTATGTTTGTTAAACCTATTCTCAACCAATGGAATGATGGCAATGTCTGCATGGTTGTAGATTTGGAAATACTCAAATGATGACATCGCATTAAATATCTGAGTGTCGAGCTTCAAACCACATGAGAATGATGACAGCATCTGATCGCAATCATCCATTTTTGGCACATACCCCCCAAACACAGCCTGTATTTTTTTGGATAACTGACTGTCTCCGGATACTTTTTTCATGGGATTGCGCAGGATGCCAATATCATTGATGTGAGTGATGGAGCCCTGCCACATGATCCTCACTTTGTCGGAGTATATGCGCTCAGTGTTAAATTGCTCAAAGCCATGAGGTATTGCATTTGGCAGGATGTACACGTTTTTGTTGTACGTTGATATTTGCTCCGCCAATCTCCAGTGTGTACATGTGACAATGTCTGCATGTATCATGTTGTCAATGATGGTGTTGCCTACATTGTAATGCTCCCAATATGGTGCGAGTATATGCCCTGACTCCAATATCCAAAAGTCATCAACATCAATGACTAACTTGAAACCGTATTTTTCACGCCATGCAAATATTTCCTCAGGTTTGTTGTAGAATGCAAACCGGTTAATTACCAACACATCACATCCTTTCTCCAATTGCTCCTCAGTTAGTTTGTTTGTGATGTGTACATCTGCCTCCATATTCATGAGCGGAGTATACACCCTGTGATAATCAGGAGCTGACTTTTGATTGACTATGCCTATTACTCTCATCATAGTTTGCGAATTAAGCCGTCCAACAATATCTGTAACACCATTGCAACCGCCATCATTGGGAGTACCTCCCATTTGAAACCAACAAATGTTAGTGTAAGCCAACCGCTCAGGCATGTTGTGCAGTTTAATGGTTTGAAGTTAAAAACTTGTTTAAACCGGTAGGGCACCAGTAAGACATTTACCCAAATGTATGCTAAGCATACCGCGTAGATTATTTCCATATATTTTTTTTTATTGTTTCCTTTGCTTTTTTGATGGCATTGTAAACCGATTTAACCGGTATACTGGTGACCTCTGATACTTTGCGATATGATCCATGCTCAGCATATAAACTCAACAGCTCAGCATTGTACCAATATACATTTTTAATTTCGGTTGTGCAGCTGTCAATTAAATCATGGTAGTTGCTTGACTCATTCTCTACATCACTCATGGCATCCACATCCATATCTTTGGAAAGTTTATGAAGTGTCATAAACCCTGAGCGGTTTGTAAAAACACTATTGGTGATAATCTTAACCAAAAAGTACTTTAGTTGTTTTTTGTTGTGTAGGTCAATGATAAACTGCTCAGGCTTCTCCAGTAACACACTAAATGCGTATTGTTTTAAATCATCCTGTAACTCAATTGGACGGATTTTTGATATCAACTCGTTGACCTCTTTTGATTGGTAAAGCTCAGAGATAATATCATTCCGCATTGATATCAAATTTCCACAATATTTTTGAGATTTCCATCATTTTCTACTGATATTTTTTCTCCTATTTTTATTGCTTGTAAAATATCATCTGCAATAACTGCCACCTCAATTGTCAAAATAAATGTACTCATATATGTGATTGTTTCGTCTTATTGTTTCCTGTGCCTGTATTCTGGTGTATCCTTTGTCAATGCAAAAATCGACAATATTATTCCATTCATCACCAGTTTTTTTGTTTCTTATGCCCTTAGATTGTCGGGGTGAATAACTGTGTATTTGTATTCCATTGCAATATAACCGATAGTTTGTTTTAGTTGGCAAATAAGATCTCATGATTTCGATTGCCTCTTTTGGCTTGATCTTAGTGGACACAAACCTATAGCTGTATTGACTTTCGGTGCTTTTTAAATGGTATCTGTAGATGGGTTTTCCAAACCACTTCGGATCGATATACCGCATTTTTGCCATTTTCTATCTCTTTATTATTTATTAATTATTTAACTATAGATAAAAAAAGAATAAAAATCCGGTATATCGATACTAAACCTTTGCATTCTATTGATTATCAATTAGTTGGGGTTGACCGCTCTTAAAATAAATCCGTACTATTTGCTCCTAAATCGATACTATCCGTCTGCATTGGCTCCCACGTATCAATTTTTTTCCCTATTTTAAACTCCTTTGCTCCGTTGTTTTGTTGGTTTTTTCTGTCCATAAAATCGATTTCCATAATCTTGCAACCGATTTCCAAACCCTTTTTAAACCTTTTGAGTGAGTATTCTTTTTTGTCAAGCTCAAACCTTTGGAGGTAATTTTTCCACTCCTCAGTCATAAATCTCCACTCACCCTGTTGCTCAATCTGATCCATCATATATTCAAAAAAGTCCTCACCAAACTGTTGCTTAATTTGTTTTTTCTTTAATTTGTCGCTGTTGTTTATTGACTTGACACCTTTGTCCAAATACAATTTTACGCAGTACAGCATCAAATTGTAAAACTTTTGCCACTCATCATTGTCCCACTCATCAAATAATTTGTGGCCAAAATAGTCCTGAGGTGTGCGCTTGCTTGAAAAGAATGGGGCAAACTCCAATACCCTCTGCCTGCGCTTTGCGTGCTCTGCGTTGTTTGCAATGGAGTAGTTTGTTGTAAAAGCTATTTTTGGTGACTCTGCGTATGACAAAAACAGCTCATCTTTATTTTTTTTCTCAATTGTCATGCCCTCTGTGATGGTGGGGTAATACTTCTCGAAGTCAACATTTTTCGGGCAGTCCTCAATCACTACCAGTTTCGTGCCGAGTGATACACGTTGAAAGGCAAATGTTTTGTCAGGCTTGAAGTTTTTACCATCAATGCGCACTGTTGGGATGAGCTTGCTGATGGCTTGAAAAAATATACCCTTACCAGTACCGCCGCCCTTTGCCTCATCATCTGTCTCCTCCGCGAGTATGGGAGCGAATGGCTTTGATGGATCTTTGTAACTGTGCAGGATGTAACCAATGAGAGTCATGGCATACTCAATGCGCTCAGGATCATCACCGTTGACCTTCTCGATAAACTCATAATATTTTGACATCTTTGGCTCAAACTGGTCATTGATATAAATGTCAAAATCAATTATCTGCGTGCTCCAAATGGCTTCATTTATGCTGCCATATTTGATGATACTAACTTTGTCTTTATTTGTTACAACAATGCCATTGCTGAATGGGAAATAACACTCTGCTGATTTGTCTCTGAGGATTTTTATGTCTGAGCGGTCGATGTACTCAAAGAATGAGTCATTGAAAATGCTGTTGGTTTGTCGGATGATTGCCTCCATGACATCATAGTGCCCGGCATCAATGAGCTTTGTTTTGATGTACTTTTTAAGATCCTCAGCAAATACCTCGCGCACAACCTTATTGTCAACATGTATCAGGCGATACACTCCTGATTTGGAGTCATGGAAATATAGCTGATAATGGTTTGAGTATAGCCACTGCTGTAAGTTGTATTTTGAGATTTGTACAGCTCCTGACTTTGTGTATGTCCAAAACCATCCTGTGTCATTTTTCTCGCCGTATATGTCGCTCAGTTGCTTTGCAGCCTTTTTATAGTCACCTTTGCACTCAAGCACTGTGTACACACCAAATGGATTGTATCCCTTTGTTTCAAACTCTGAGGAGGTTGTATGCACATAAAAAATCCTGCTGTCATTGAACAGCACAGCTGAGGATGCTGAGGATGTGTTGCCCGGTCTGAGGAAATATGTTTTGTTGTCATACTCGTTGACTTTGCGCCATCCATGTTTCTCGAGTAATGCAACCACATCACCGCGCCTGTTGTAGTCATCCCAAACTGTGAGCTTGTCATTGTTGTGTGGGATTGTTGGCTGTTTGACTGTCTCGACTATCTCATTAAATGAGCGAGCGATGCTCAGCAGTGTGTCACGCTCATCAATGGTGATGACTGGTATCTCATTAATTTGGATAGGATTGTATCCTGCTGTCGGAGGAGCTATGACATACCCACCCTCGCCGCGCGTCTCAATTAGAACGCATTGCTTGACATTGGGATTGTCATTGAGCTCATCATCAGTTGCCGGACGCTCTGCGAGCTTTTGGTTGCCCTCAATCACTTCGCATCGGTAGTATATGTGATAGCCCTTTGACTTTGTCTCGACAATCAGGAGGCGGCTGAACAGCTCGCGGTTTGCGTCGAGTATCTTATTGACATAGTTGTCAAAGTTGATACCGTATTTGCAATCCACATCAATGACCTCGAGGTTTCCGGATACTGCTCCGCAGATCACTGCGATGCCCTGCACTTTTGGATGTGCAAACATTGCCTCCAGTTGCTCATTTGTTGGTGCGTTTTGTTGGTATTGTTTCCATGCTCCGATGGAGCGTTTGGTGTTGTCAGTTGCTGTGACTGAGAGTCCTTTGTCTTTGTATGCTTTCGCTGATTGTATTAAGCTCATTTTTGAAATGTGTTAGGGATGATGTGATGATGATGGGATATCCTAATTCTGATAGTTGTTTGTGGCGGTATTTTTGCAGCTCTGATACTTTGCCTGTTGCTGACTTGACCTCGATAAAAACCACTGAGCCTGCAATCAATACCATTAAATCGGGAAAACCGTTTTTGTTGCACTGGATGATTTTGACAACATAAAAGCCAAGCCGCTCAATGTACTCAATTATCTGCCTTTGTATGACTGCTTCTCTCATTTATATTAAGTTGTACAGGCGCAATCAAATGCTGGTGTTATATCATTTAAATTGCTATTGTTAAATAAATTATTTTGAGCTATTGATTTTAGTTGCCGATATGTAATATCAGGAAAATAAGTATGACCTCCAAATTTACCATGTTTTTGCGCCTCATCTTCATCAGCAATCCATTTATCAGCAAGCTCAGGATAAATAGATAAAATATTTATTATTGCGTTTTTGCCTTTCATGAAACATAAATCGCAATTTCCTAATATTGATGGTATTTCGAGATTGTAATTTTTTTTGATCCAGTAAGTATTTATCATTTGCTTTGTTATTTTTTGCTCGTATAAAGGAAATTTGTCAATGACTTTTTTAAAATGTTGTTTCCGTCTTTGTACTCTTAATGGCTCATCATATCTAAACCCTATTAAGTTTTCAAAAGTTTTTATACCAATTGATCGCAAATATCTTTTGCATGTTTTAATTTTTAATTCATCGGTACAAATTCTTTTTACTCTGTTAGGTATAACCTTATACTTTTTTTTAATTAATAACGCATCAAATGGATTTTCTGAGCCATTATATTTTAACCTGATAATTGGTATTTTTTCATGTGCCTCAAAATCATTAATAAATTTATAGGTTTTTTCATGTTCCCTGCCTGTATCGCAAAAGATTACTAAATCACCCACTTGATATTGATGTATTGTCATGTATGCGGATGTTTTGCCTCCGCTAAAATTAATTACTCTTTGCATATCCGTTTGATTTTTAAAATTATCAATGGTGTCCATCTGTATCCGTTTTTGTAGTACCGCTCCCAGTACCAAACATGATGGCGGGTTTTTTTGATTTTGTACTTATACCAAGTTTTAAAATTTAGCCAAATCATTTTTAAAGTATGATAGTGTATAATTTTTTTTGTCTCTGACTGTGTCATAAATACGCTCCTCAATGCCGCCCTTTGCAAATATCCAATGCACCTGTGCAGGCTCTTTGCGATCCTTTGTTTGTAATCTCGCACGCACTTGAAAGTAGGTGACAGCAGAAAAATCGATATTGTAGCAGATAAGGCAGTCGGCTGCGCTTAGATTAATGCCCTCCCTCCCACTTACAAACTGCGATAAATATACTACATCATCACCAGTGTTGTTAAAATCCTCCGGGCTCATGGCAAAGTTGTACCCATGCATCCTCAGGTATGTTTTGATTGCCATTTCCTCAAGTTTGAATTTGTAGAATATCGCAATCTTTTTGCCTTTAAAATGCTTGATGATGTACAGCAGTTTGCTGTCATCGAGTAACACCCCTCCAACTTTGCTGTTAGGTGACTCATCATAAATGACGGTGCCTGAGTAAATTTGATGGAGCTTTTGCATGAGCTTGATCTCAGTGTCTGCCTCGACAACATCCCCATCCTTACCTATCAACACTCTTTTGCTTTTGAGTGATGCAGCCACTTTGTATAGCTTGTCTGACATCTCGCAGTAATGGATGTGCTCATCGACCAATTGCTCAAAGCCTGCCTCCTGCTGTGTGCAGCTGAGGAAATATTCACCGCATTTTTGCATGATTAAATCCTGCAAACCCATGCTGTAGTCATTCACCTCGCGGTTAAAAAAGTATTGCTTTTGGATGTCGACATAATTGCGCGCCCATTTGTAAAAGTTTTCCTCCTCAAATGGTGAGAATGAGCTCACCCAAAACTGATGGTACAGCTGTGAGTATGACTCCGGTGATGGTGTGCCCGATAGGAAAATGATGGGCTTGTCTTTGCACAGCTTTTTGAGGCTTGTTGTGCGTGCAGCAGGCATTGGAAACTGCCCGAGTGTATGTGCCTCATCCAAAATAATCACATCAAACTCCTCTTTTACTTTGTACACCTGCTCATAATTGACAACAAACAATTTGTATTTGTATTTGGTTTGCTCAAAGTCGGTGAGGATTGATGAGATAGCTTTTTTCTTAGTAACAAACAGCACCCTGCCAGCACCATAAAGATGACAGGCATGGAGTGATGTCAGTGTTTTGCCGGTACGCACTTGCATGGATAGGTATGCAATGCTTTTCGTTTTGAGTAGATGGCACGCATTGTGTGCAATGGCTAATTGATAATCACGCAAAGTCATTGATGTTTATTTTATCGATTGAACAATGGACACCTGAGCGAAATGCTTTAAACAGCAGATCAGGGCAGTATCTGATTTCGACCACACACCAGTGTGGATCATCCAATTTTGTTTTGACAATCTCAAAGTCAATCTCTGACTGCGTTAAAAATTTAAGGTCATCACGTAAAAATAAGTATTGCATTGTTTTTGATTTTAAAGGTTGTAAAAATAGGCGGTAAATATGGTGAGCTGCTTTTCAATCACTCATTCCGGCAAATAAGGTATACCGGTCTTTTCTTTAGATGAACCATTGCACCGCCTTAGTTAATTAAAATGGAGCTTCCTCATTAAATTTCTCAGCAACCATCTTTTCAAGAAACTCCATCATGTCGGAGTCATCCCATGTGTCTTTGCCTTTCACTTTTAATTTCTTAAGCTCAGGCAAGCCATTGCGGTTGTCTTTAGTGTAGTACCATTTTAATGCAGCACCTCCCTGATTGACAAACATTGTGGCTTTTTTCTTGTCTCCGATGGTTTGCAATTTCGGTGACAATGTTACCGGCTTTGATAGGTCAATGTTCGGCAGTGTCTTTAAAAACGCGGCTGAGTAACCTGAGGAGTAACCCATTGACAGCACAGCAGTACCGTCTCCATCAGTCAGAGTAATCTCCCAGTTTTTACCGTAGTCGCTGTCCTTTGTGGTTATACTAGTGATTGTTCCCTCCCATCCTGAGTAATACTCCTCATGGACGGTGTTGCCAACTTTGTTGACTCTCTCGACTGATGTTGCAGTCGGAGCACTTACGCGGCGGCAAATCCTACCATCAGTGATGGTCAGGAATGTAATGGCGGCAGATTTGTTTATTGCTCCCATAATTGTTGGTTTGACAGTTACGCTGTCAGCGTTTAATAATTCTTTTTTGATGTGTGATTTTCGGCCACAATTTATGCATGTGAATGTGATATGAAAACCATTACCATTTGCAAAGTTGTTTTTGTATGCTTCAACACTTTCATGTGTTACCTCGCAGTGTGGACATTTGATGTACTCAATTATCATGACTTATTATTTTTGCGTATTGTTCAGAATCGCCCCATCCTACATTTAAAAATAATTCAGGATTTGTGAACTCATCAATAAATTTAAACTCATAAACATCACCATCAACAACCTGATCACCCGGCCAAATGGGATACATTGTCTCCCAATCATTTTCAATCACAATGATGTAAGCATCATTGCCGATTATTTTTGCTTTGCCTGTCATTCGCAGTTGTTTAAATAGGTTAAAAAATTATTGTATTGAGCTGTGTCAGTTTCCTGTAGGTTATCAATGGCTATTTCATACCGGGATATTTGATATTCAAGCTGCGTGATGTCTGATTGCAGCCTCTCAATATCCCTCTTTGATTTGAGATCAGTATTGATGTACATGATGACAGCCACTATGAATGCAACAAATAAAATCATGATAATGTGTTTCATAGATTTTCGCTGATTTGTTCGATTTCTAATTGTGTTAGCCTGTCGGTGATGTCAATCTCAAAGTCATTTACATTGATAAATATTTTCTCAATGACATTTTTGACGCGGATGTCCTCAAAGGTATGGTATCCATGACACTCCTCAACGCGTGTGTCGCTGTTGGTGTATTGTGTATAGTGAATATACATTTTGTGTTTACCAGTTAGTATTTGTTCTGTGTATCTCATAATTTGTGGGATATGTTGTATTGTAATGATTTAGGTTGCAAAGTTTTATTTTGTGCTCTCCAAAGCTCCTGAGTCGCTTTAAACAGCTTCATGTCATTTGGACGCTCTGCGTTGTCTCTGAACACTAACTGCCAACCAATGCCCTGAAATTGCTTCTCTGTACGTGTCTTTGCATTGAGCCAAAGGATTGCCACTGCATCGATTTGTTTGCCTTTCCCTTTGATGTTCTTTTTGTACAGCTCAGCGTATGCGGCTAACTGCAACCAGTACTGATCATGTATGGCATTGGATGTCTTAATGTCGAGCAGGATGTTTTTGCCATTGTAACGGATGACGCGGTCAATAGTACCGGCAAATCCGAGCTTAGGATCAACAATATTAACCTCGCTGAGCAGTACCTCAAACTCATGTGATTTGCGAAACTGCACATATCTCTCAAACATTGACCACTCCGCGAGCTTGTATCCGATATTGCCATCGGTGTTGAGGAGGTTGATTTCCATCCCGGCATCATACTCCTCAGTCAATTTGTGAACTATGCTACCCCTGCGCCCTGCCTCATCCCTGATGGTGTCGGCATCCTCGCCTACCTCTTTAAGCCATTTGAAAAAATGCGCATCCTTAGGATAAGCCTGCAAAATTGTTGTAACGGAAGGCACATGATGCCCATCACCAGTTGCATAAAATCGATTGTCAGTGAACGTGATTTGTTTCGTGTTGGTGTTGATGAAATAATTTGACATGGGTAATTTGATTTGATTAACAATTGATTGATTAAAGGTCGGTAGTATTCTTTTTTACGCTGGCGTTTTTTGGTCATTGGTGATGATTTCATTGTCATAAATTAGGTAACAATATATCCCATCGATGATGATGTCAAGTTTATTCTCTGCAAAGTAATCCTGTACACTGCCATCAATAGCCAATGTATCATGCAGGAAATTAGTGAATTTATCATTGTCGATGTGGAATGATGTTAATGCTCCCCACTTGCCCGCATCATTAGGATCAACAAATACTTTGATTTGTCTCTCTTTGAGGAGCGCATTGTTGATGTTGAATAGTCGCATTTAATTTGTTTTTGAGGTTGTCGATGCCCAGTTGATTGATGAGTGATTGTCTCACAAAAATTGTTACTGGTTGTTTTTTGTCTGATAATGGTTTTCTGCCTTTTTTCATGAATGAAATATTTGGTGAATAAAATGTGTGAATGCGATGACTGCGAGAATGCCGATGTACAGGCCGATGATGATGATTGCTTTTTTCATGTTGTTTTTGATTTTGATTTTTCGCAGTTGATAGGATGCTGCGCCCCTGTAAGATTATTTTTTTATTGCTATTGTAAAGTATCCACAAGAATTTGAAACTTTGATACCTTCAAAAGATTCATTTTCAATTTTAGTAAAAAAATCATTACTTCTACCTACAAACCAAGCACCTTTTATTCCTAATGTATGCTCATAATGTTGAGTATCTAAATCGGCTTTAACAAATTGAGAATCTTTTTTCCAATCTATTCCGTCAATCATTCCGTCAAAAGAACCATCTAATTTTATATAAAGACCATTAAAATTTTTCTTTACAAATGATTTTACTGAAGCCATTGTGATTTTTTTAGTTGTCATTGTTTTTAGTTTTAGATTGTTATTGTTTGTTTGATAAATCAAAGATACAACCTCAATTCTATTTTCCAAACATTTTTAATACTTTTTTTTATAGTAGTAAAATAGAAACCGATGAAACGCAATGAAATCAATGGTTATTAAAATAAAAAATATATTTGTACGGTTGTTTGTACGGTACAAAAACGTACAGATAATGCGTCATTAACAGGCCAAAACCATATTAATGTGTGACTTTTACGACATGTTATTTTATATGCGATAGGGTATAATATCAATGATTTGACGCAATTTATATGCGATGGGGTATAAAAAAGCCCAATGTAGAAACACCGGGCTAAAATCAAAAACGTAATCCCCAAAAACAAATCAGATCAAAGTTAAAAATTCTTTGCCATATTCTGCAATTTTATCAGCACAATCTAAGCCGTTTATTATCTTTCTCGCATTCACCCAATCCTCACGCTCATCATTGAAATATCTGCCCAAATTTACGCCTGTAAATAGCCCACGCGTCATGCCTAAATACATGATGCGTATTGATGTGCTCATCTCCAGTGCAAGGTCAGGATTGTTGAGTAAGTCAATTTTTAACAGCCTGCCAAACTTCTCATAGTTTTCGTACCATGTCAGCTGCACATGACCGCGCCCATAGTAGATTTGGTCAATGGTGTATGGCTCACCGGTTAACTTCCTTTTGCGTCCGTATGGTCTGAGCCTGCCTCTGCCTATCTCGCGCACAGGATCAAACGTGTGAGCTGTCTCATGGTATGCTGTGGCCAGTATATATGCGAGCCATCTTTTGTCTTTCAATAATGGCTTTGACTCCCAATGTTTGATAATAGCCTCCGCTCCCGGTGATGTTACTGCAATCATTTGATAATGTATTTAAGTAGGTTAAGTAATAGCACAACACAGAGTAGTACCAACAGCCAAAAAATGAGCTTATTGCTTTTGTCTTTAGACCGGTCTTTGTCTGTTTTACATTGACTCAATTGATACATCAAACTGCTCATTCGCGCTGAGTCGATGACCTTATTGGTAACCGTCACAACCTTTGTGACTACCTTTATTTTTTCAACTTTGACAACATCTCCCTTTTCGAAATGTGTTAAATGTATTGTATCAGTATTGTAAACTGGCACCATGATGTACCCGGTATCAATGCGGATGACGGTATCTGATGAGCTGATTGCAGGAGGATATTGCTCAGCCACAAACTTTGATGTGACTCCCGGCTCTTTGAGCTTTGCTTTTTGCAGATGCCTGAGCGCAGTTTTTTGAGTGTAGCATCCTGCAATAATAACGCACAGCAGCAGTATTTTATTTAATGTTGATTTGGACATTTTTTTTATTTAAAAATTGATAAACTAACTCAATGATATATCCCATCAACCATGCCTGTGACTCCTCATCATTTATGTCCCTGTCCTCAGTAATCCTCACAACAGCATGATACACCTCATGTGCGATTGTGTTGTGGCTGAGATGCTGTGAGCTTAACAGCAGATAGTATTTGTCTAAATCATGAGATAAAAAAATACCCTCAATCTCGTAATCAATGCGATGATTTATTTTATCGCTTTTGAATATCTTATTGGTATCCTCTTTGATTTTATCAGTAAGAATGACAATGAGCTGACAATTGTATTGGTCAATTTTTATTTTTTTTCTCATTGGCTGTAAAGTATTTATGGCATGTTTTGCACTGGTATCTCTGTTTTACTGAGCCACTAACCAAATATGTCAATCCATCTTTTAATAAGGAATCAGAGCCGCACTCAGGGCAATTGTCCTTTGATCCGCCAAATCTCATACCAAAATGTGTTTTTGGCGGAATATGATTTGACATTGCTTTGTATACAGCCTCCAATATCGCGACATCATTAATACAATAGTCAACCATCCTGTCGAGCTGTTTGCGGTCATTGTCTAAAAGTATGTCACTCCACATGCTGTACTCAGTGTGTGACTTTCCGCCGATGTTCAAAAACTTAGCAATGTAGTCCAGTTTGTTGCTGTTAAACTTAAACATTGACCGGCTGATTTTGAGTGTGTCAACAGTCACATATTTAGGAAACATGGGGATGCCATGAAACAGGCATCGCGTCCTGATCCATGCGAGGTCAAATTTGTCACCGTTATGCCCGACAATCTCATCCGCTGTATTGGCAACCTTAATGAAGTCAATAAGCATGGCTTTGTCGTTCTGCCGCTTATCCCATGTCAACCATTGTACCTCCTCATCATCCTCAAACTTGTAACAAATGCAGATAATAGCTCGCTCCTTAATTATACTCTCAGGGCTGATGTTCTTTTTATACCCTGCATCCCAAAACAAACCAATGTTTGGCGCAACCTCAATATCAAAAAATAATCTTTTGCGATGTGTGCGCATTTGCTTATATTTGTTGGGCAAACATTGGACTCGTTTGTGGGGGATCGGAGGCGGTTTTTACTGCCTCCTTTTTTTATGGCTTACCTGATGTGTCATAGTCTTTGGCTAAATAACCAAATGCAGCCAATGACGCAGCAAATAAAACCTTAGTAATAGTGTTACCATCGAAATGATAACCAGTACCCTCAACGATTGGCTGTATTGCCACCAATGTTGCCAAAATCAATCCGAAGATTGTTGTTTTGTTACTTTTCATTTTTTATGTATTTGTTAAAAAATTTGATGATGCCCGGAATGTTTCCGATGATGGTTGTGACACTCGCGGCAATTGCAAAAAAACCAATCACCTCAGATGATGTCAGGTATGTTGCAACAGATAGCAACCACACCCCTAATAAGTCAAAATGCTGTTTCATTAGATTAAAGTTAAGCCGAGCTTTTGTGCAGCCCATTGTATGCAATATGTGTTGTCTGCTCCCCATTGGCTGTACTCCGCCTCAGTCATTGAGATGTCACCTGATACCAAAACTTTGTACGGTGTGTTGTATGTGCCTGCTGTGATAAGCTCGTAATAAAAGTCGGCAGTTGTTGCCGTCATGTCAAGTGTCTGACACTTGAGTATCAATGCAACTGCTGTGCCCTGTGTCGGAATGATTAAAGGTTGTATTTGTATCATTGTTTATTTTTTACCATGTTGCAATAGCAACGCGTTTCCATGTGTTTGTCGCGGTGCATATATAAATAAAGTTTGCGTCAATTCGTATCTCACCGGTTGTGCCTGTTGCTGTCGCTGATGCAGGCGCAGTATTTAAAGCTCTTAAATATAATTGATTGACTCTCGCAGTACCATTCACATCAAACATGTGAGTCGAGCTCGCAGTACCAACTAACAACTTTGCAGTTGCGCTCACTCCTGATGCTGTTGGATTGATAGTGACAGTACCATTTGAAAATGCCTGCAATACATTTGCAGTGTAATTTTGCACAACACCAGTTGATGATCGCTCAGTGTAATTAAAACGCATAGCATTGTTTGCCACTGTACTGGAATAAACATACTGAAGCTCAAAGCCGGGATACCGACTATTTGCCTGCAAATTAGTTTGTGCAAATGCTATCCCTGCTCCATCTGTTGCCGTTGCTGATGATGTGTAAACTCCGACCTTTGCATCACCATTGAATGAGAATGATGCACTCTCAAATGTACCTCTGCCCATTGTACCGGCTGTGCCTCTCACAACATCAAAAGCATTTGCCGGTGATGTTGTCCCAAGCCCAAGCCTGTTGTTTGTGTTATCCCAAAAGAAATTTGAATTTTTCTGCGCGATGGTTGTACCATCAGAAAATAAAACTGAGCCACTTGTTAGTGATGGCAAAGTGAATTTCCCTGCAATGGCAGTATAGGTATTTGTCCGCGCAGTATCGGAACGAAATTTCGTTTGGTATATTGTGCTGTCTGATGAATTTAGTTTTGTATTTATAGCAGTATAGGTATTTGTCCGCGCAGTATCTGAGCGGAATTTAGTTTGATATGTCGCACTGTCTGACGGTTTGAGGTAGTTGTTTCCAATGGCATTTGTGATGCTCACAGCATGCCACAATGAGTCAACCCGGCTGTACTGCAAAAGTGTGCTGTCATTAGGATACAAAGGTATCTGCACATCACTAAGCTCATCCATCTGCCATCCGTTTTCAATCTTCACCTCTATCGCCCCAAATTGAGGATGAGCACGTGTTATACTACCAATTTTGCATATATGATTAGGCGCTAATGGTTTAGTTATTGTGATGCCTCCGGGAACAGTTGGGCTCAGATAAACAATGTCTCCGTCAGTATATGATGATGTCGGCAGATTAAGATTGCCAATGTTGCCGGCTTGTATCACGTTGCCGTCATTGCTCGTTGGGATGTCACTCTCAACCAATGCGAATGTTTTATATGAATTTTCTTCGCTGTTACCGGTAGCCAATGCAATTGTTGGCAAGTTGCTTGAATGTCTGCCGCTGATGTACACAACACTGCCGCGTGCAATTGTGCTGCCTGTATTGTTGTAAACTCGCGTAATCAATCGCGTTGCTGATCCTGCAACAGATGACCTGATGATGTAGTTTGTACTGGTTGTGCCTTTGACAAAGGTTAATGAGCTGTCATTTGGCTGTGATACACTTATCAGGAATGCATTTGCAGTGTCTGTTTTGTTCAGCTTTGTATTTATTGCAGTATAAATATTTGAGCGGCTTGTATCACTCCTGTACTTTGTATAAAATATTGCACTGTCTGCTCCTGCGCCTCCGCCTCCGGTTGCGCCTCCCATCCTCACCCATCTGCTGCCATTGCCCACAAATAGTGTTGTGTCGATTGTCACAACTCCGAGCTTATTTGTGACAGTGTCCGATGGCAACACCATTGCTGCGCGTGCCTTTAATCTTTGATAATTCCATCCATAGTCAAATGACTTGTAGTATTTGGTAGTGTCATTTTGCGACCTACCAACAAAACCAACCAATAAAAAAGTAAATAAAAGTATTAATCTCATCGATATAAAATTTGTATGACTTGACCAGCTTGTAACTCAACCCCAAATGTGAACTCACCGAGCGCAGCATCATACTCATACTCATTCACTCCTGCACTGTGCGCCGCCTCACTCAATCTCTTATCACCAACAAACACCAATAGCACCTCCTTATTGACAACATCCGCCGCGCTGATTGCATAAAGCTCTGAGCCGTCACATATGTACGTGTACGTGTACACAGTATTTTCCTGTATTTGTATTTGTGGAGGATACTCACTACCGCTCTCAAATGTAACACCAGTTGCAGGCACCTGACATCTGTCTGTTGTATTGTCAACACCAATGGTACATGTAAACCTCACAGCAATTGTCAAGTCCTCAAATTTCTCTCTGTAGTACTCCAATTGATATGTTGAGCCGATTGTCCAAATATCCTGATACTGACTAAAATTTAGCATGGCAATGTAATCCTCTGCAATGCTTGTCAAATCACTCATCACCTCAACCTCATTCTCATTTGCCTCCATGTCCACATTCACCAAATCCAAAAACCATATCTCGAAACTGTAGATGGTTTGGTGGTCATCCTTACTGATGGATGATGGATTGATCTCAACACAGCATGCCGGATACCTGATGTCCCCATTGGCTAACCAATCCACAACCTCACCAAAAAAGAAATGGTTGAGCTGTTTATGGCTTAGGGCAAGCTGCTCCAGTTTTTGTACTACCTGATTTAACGTCATTTTTTTTCAACTTTGCGAGGTATAGTTTAAGTTTAGCCTCGTTTGTACGCTTGATGTTTTTACTCATGTTATTAGCATCGGGGCAAATTCCCTTGATATTTACTCTCGTATGTTTTGTACTCTGAGCTGTATGGTGATACATCGCCGAGATATATCGGATTTGAGAAACCTTGTGTCTCAGGTATCACTGTGTCAACACCGCTGCCCGGATTGATGTACTCAGGATACATTGTGTCTGCATTCTCGCGCAAATACAATCTCAATCTTTGTGCATACTCCTCAGCCCTGCGCTTGTATTTACTCGCCACGCTGAACAAATCTGACATTGATGGAGTCAAACTTTGGTCTGTTGTTTTCTGCGCCACTCCCTTATTCCAAAACTGATAAGTCAATCCCAAAGGCAACTCACTAATCACATAGTTGATGAGCGTGTCCAGTATGTAATCATCGACCAAATCTTTGTAGTTTCCTCCCAAAGTATTGCTGTCGATGTCATTTAATATCTTATTGAATAAAGCCGAGCCGAGCACTGGCAGAATAAACATATCCTGTGCAGCTTTTATCTCCGGATAAATCAGCTTTTCATCAATGTTGTCATGTATTGCTGTGCGCTCCTTTAATAAGGCAACAGACAGCATCAGAATGTTTTTACTCATTTTTTTACTACGATGTTTGTTTTCCACATGTGGCGGCAATCTGCTGATATGCCTTTGCCTTTACCTTTATTCCAAAATCCGCCTTTACGATCCCATAAAGAATAACCCAACACAACACTCAATGCCTCAATCTGAGGTCTTGAAAAAAGCCTGTCTTTGCTCAGCATTGATCTGCAAAATGGGCGCGTGCCGGGAATAATAGGCGCACCAACACCCGGCTTTACCTCGTAGCTGTAGCGGATCATAACCTCAGGCAGCTTTTTGCTGATTTTGCCGACAAGTGATGGCAATGGCTGTGTAAGTTTGCGCGTCACTAATGTACCGCCAACACCGCTAACCTCTGACGCTGTGATGTATCCGCGATCAGTCAATCTTTGTATCACCTCCTCCGCGTATGCTTTCTCGATGCCTGTTGCCGCTGCAATGTCAGCTGTCATGATGTTGGGATTTTTTTGGATGAGCTTTAAAATATTCGCCTCCAAATCAGTCACCAATTCAGTGATTGCAAAATGCTCCTTTTTGTAAAATGCCTCCTCAAATGCAACCATGTCCGCGTCACTGCTAAATTTGTTCTCCCTGCTGTGTATCACATGGAACATCTCGCGCTGCTCACCCATCTCCATTAAGATATTAGCAACCTCCTCCTCAGTGTACTCCTTATTAAATTTTTGCTCATTTAAACCCAAATAAGCTGTCACATCATCATCAGTAAACCCAAACCCGTTTTTGAGCATGAGTGATGCCTGTGACAGCGACAATTTGCCCTGCGTATATTGTCGCACAATGCGATTGATCTGCTGATATTGTCTGCCTGTTAAGTTTGTCAGCACGTTGTTGACTGCCGGTGCTTCCGTCTCCATTTTCTCAACTGGAGCAGGCTGCTCAGTCACAACCGGTTGACCTGATACTGTTGCATCTTTGTACTTCTCTGTGTCAATACCTATCTTATCGAGTATCCATGACTTTGGAGCTGCCTGTAGTATCATTGCATCGGTAATCTCAATGCCTATTGGATCACATGGTCTGATGTACAGCTCAGTTTTTACACCCTTATATTTTGCGAGAAAATTAAACACCTTCTCAATCGACCTTTGTTTGTGATTGATGTAAGTATTTTGGAAAATCTCATAAGCCATTTTTAATTCATTGCGCATCCCCAGTTTGCCCGGCTCACTAATACCAAACAATCCCGGTGTTGTAATCTGATGCCCTGCCATTAGATTTTGAGTAATCAATGCATCAACATGTTGAAAATCCTCCTTTGTCAAATCACTCTGCCCTAAATCTTGAATGGTGGGAGCCTTTGCCGGATCATTGTTGAAAGCAATTATCATCTTTGATCCATCAGCACCGGTGAATTTACGCTCCATTCTTTTTTGGATGTCACGCTGCATTTCAGGGGCAGGCTCTCCATTAAAAAAATTTATCATCTTAGACGGACTAAACCCTGTCTTTGCATTGGTCAAAGTATGCTTTGATACCTCCATGTCAGCCTCAATATAATTGATGGCACCAATGTAATTTGGTAGCGTGTATGTCCTCAGTCCCGGTCTGTATTCTTTATACGCAAAGATGGAGGATGCAGTCATGTCCTTAGGGTTGAATGCCTTAAACTCCATCGGCTTGTCGCGTGATACTTTCCAATCATTTTTGTAGAAAAACATTGAGCCATCCTCATTGCTTCTCACACGCTCATAGTCCATGTGATAAATATCTGCAATCCCGCCCAGTTTATTTGGTATGACATTAAGATAAAAGCCTCCAAATATCTCAATATCCAGAGCGCATTTTTTCATGATGTCATTTAAGCTCTCGCCTGCGCTGTTAGCTTTAAATATCATTTTGTCTGCCTCTGCATCATCAACCTTTGCATACAGCCCCTCGCCAACAATGTATGTCACCTTTCCATTGATGATGGCATTGTGTTTCGCTGACTTATTAAATAGCTTTGTTAAGTACTCAGGATATAAATTGTCATCACCGTAGTAAATCCATTCTTTACCCTTTACCTCCTTAAACTCAGGTATTTTGCTGTCCTCAAATTTGAGTACAATAATTTGCCTATCCTCCATATTGAGTGTAATTTGTCGCGGTCTCATATTGAGTGAACTCAAATGCTGTCGCGTTGTTTAAATCCATTTTGCCCTGCTCAACCAATGTCAACCCTGTGGGATTGGTGTTTGAGCTGCTGGCTTGTTCGTATATGTGATATTGATATTTCCCTACTGGTGCGGATGTAAAGTGAGATGCAGCAATCAAAAACTCATTGTATCTCCATTGATGCGTGCTGAGGTCTGCACTCATTGGCAGCACAAAGTCAAATATCTCCTTTGTTGTAACATGCTCAAAAATAAAAAGATAATAGGCATTTGTCAAAGTTGTAAACTCCGACAAAGTCAATACCACATTTTTGTTGATGCCTTTGACTAATTGTATCATCAACATTAAATATCAACGCTGCTGTTTTGTGTCAAAAAAAATGCCCGGCCATTTAGCCGAGCACTTTATTATTTCACCGGGTAATATTATGATGTCAATCCTGAGATGATACCTGATGAAACCTCCTGAGCAAGCTCAGGCTCAGCACCCACAAACTCGATGGTGTATCCGTTACGGTCTCCCATCTTTGTACCTGACTCAGCTTTTGCAGTTGTGATCACCAAACCATTTTTCAATCCTAAGATAAAAAATTTGCCGTTTCTATCTGCAACAACAGCAACCAACAAATTTTGAGCTAACAATAACAACTCATTGCGAGTGTTTGCCTGCATCTTATTGAGGATGATTGACAGCTTTTGATCAGCGAATACAGTACCATTCTCCTCAGATACGGTCAATGTATCCTCCATCATGGCTGTTTGCTTAACCAAATTATATTTGTAAAACTTTTTACCGGCAGCTTTGGTGATGGCAGTCACAACACCTGATGCCTCAGTGTAACTGCTCAAATTACCGAGCTCCATAAAATAGACCTCTTTCACTCCGCCGATGCTATCGCGGCAGTCTAAATTGTATCCTTGCGTTAATGCACATGGCATGGCTTATATATTTAAAATTTTTAAAAATAGGAGGAGGTTTTTAACACCTCCTCCACTGTTACTATCCAATTATGGTACTAAGATGAAAGACACTGTCTCCTGAGGGAAAGCGCATTGTATTCCCAGTTTCCACTCAGCTACAAATCTCACTTCCATTGCTTCTTTCGCATAGAAAATTTCCCATCTATCTTCTTCTCCTAATATGTCGCAACCTAAGTACAAATTACTATCTCTCATTGCGTAGAGCTTTGAGGTGCC